AGAGAGAGAGTATTATATATATATATACTATTACGCGCGCGCGAATGTAGATATATATTTAGGCTCGTGATGCTTTGGGCTTCTCCCCTCAGGGTGTCACTGGCAGGTGGATATTCCCCACCAATATCCGCCTGCCGCCTACACAGGAGAAACGCATGCAGAACCTTGCAGCGATCAAGGACAAGATTGGCACTCTCCCCATTGAGGAGCAGGCCAAGCTTCTTGAGCTTTTGACTGAGCTTGAGGAGGCGCAGAACAAGACGGCTGCGAAGGATGACTTTATGGCCTTCGTTAAGATGATGTGGCCCAGCTTCATTGGTGGGCGGCACCACAAGATCATGGCTGATGCATTCGAGCGTGTGGCCCGTGGCGAGTTGAAGAGGCTGATCATCAACATGCCGCCTCGACACACCAAGTCGGAGTTTGCCTCTTATCTTTTGCCAGCTTGGTTCTTGGGTAAGTACCCAGAGAAGAAGGTTATCCAGACGGCTCACACCGCAGAGCTTTCTGTCGGCTTTGGCCGTAAGGTCAGGAACCTGATTCAGTCGGAGGATTTCTCCAAGGTTTTTCCGGGCATCACGCTGTCTTCTGACTCGAAGGCGGCTGGCCGCTGGAACACCAGCAAGCGAGGCGACTACTTCGCTATTGGTATCGGCGGTGCCGTGACTGGTAAGGGTGCTGACCTGCTGATCATTGACGACCCTCACTCCGAACAGGAGGCACAGCAGGGTCAGTTCAACCCTGAGGTCTATGACAGGGTCTACGAGTGGTACACCTCCGGCCCGCGTCAGCGTCTCCAGCCGGGCGGTGCCATCATCATCGTCATGACCAGATGGGCGAAGAGAGACCTGACAGGACAGATTCTGAAGTCCACTGCAGACCGCAAGGGCGTTGATGACTGGGAGGTTATTGAGTTCCCAGCAATCATGCCTTCCGGCAATCCACTCTGGCCTGAGTTTTGGTCTCTTGATGAACTTGAGGCCCTCAAGGCAGAACTTCCTGTGTCGAAGTGGTCTGCCCAGTACCAGCAGAATCCGACTTCCGAAGAGGGGGCACTCATCAAGCGGGACTGGTGGCGTGAGTGGCCCAACGACAGTCCTCCAATGTGCGAGGCAATCATCCAGTCTTGGGACACGGCATTCCTTAAGACGCAGCGAAGCGACTACAGCGCATGCACAACATGGGGTGTATTCTATCACCCCGACGAGAACGGCAGGTCTATGCCCAATATCATTCTTCTTGATGCCTACAAGGAGAAACTTGAGTTCCCTGAACTGAAGCGAGCGGCCTACGACAAGTATCGAGAGTACGAGCCTGACCAGATGATCGTCGAGAAGAAGGCGTCTGGTGCGCCTCTGATCTTCGAGCTTCGTGCTATGGGGATTCCGGTAACAGAATTTACTCCATCTAGGGGTCAAGATAAGATCGCTAGGGTGAACGCCGTGACAGACCTATTCGCCAGCGGAGCAATATGGTATCCTCCCACGCGATGGGCTGAAGAGGTCATCGAAGAATGTGCTGCGTTCCCGTCTGGGGAACACGATGACTTTGTGGACTCTACCACCCAAGCTCTGCTAAGGTTCAGACAGGGTGGCTGGGTGAGGGCAGAACTTGATGACTGGGATGATGAGCCGAAATACCGCAGGCCAGTCGCATACTACTAGGAGCTTGTGAATGGCTATTGAGAAGCGCATGGAGCCTTCCGACTTCGACATCGAAGACACCGACGCTCAGGACATTGAGGTAGAGGTCATCAATCCAGAGGCGGTGTCTATCGGCACTGAGGACGGCGGCGTTGTCATTGACTTCGAGGGTAGCCTGACTGACGAGCTTGTTGGGCCTGATCACGATGCAAACCTTGCAGAGTTCATCGACGAGTCAGACCTGCAGTCTATGGCTTCGGAGCTTATCGGTGACTTTGAGTCTGACCATGAATCCCGCCGTGACTGGGCACGAGCCTATATCAAGGGTCTCGACCTTCTCGGCATGAAGATCGAAGAGCGCAGTCAGCCATGGCAGGGTGCTTCTGGTGTCTTCCATCCCGTACTGACTGAAGCCGTTGTCCGCTTCCAAGCGCAGGCCATGGGCGAGCTTTATCCGGCATCTGGCCCTGTCCGCACAAAGATCATGGGCAAGATCACGCCCGAGAAAGCTGAACAGGCTGACCGAGTGCAGACGGAGATGAACTACCTCATCACTGAGGAGATGACCGAGTACCGCGACGAGATGGAGCAGATGCTGTTCAAGCTTCCGCTTGCTGGCTCATCGTTCAAGAAAATCTACTACGATCCGATTCTTGAGCGTCCCTGCTCCATGTTTGTTCCTGCAGAGGATTTCGTTGTTTCGTATGGCGCATCAGACCTGATGACCTGCCCGCGCTATACGCACATCATGAAGAAGACCAGCAACGAAATCTTGGAGATGCAGGTTGCTGGCATGTACCGCGACGTAGACCTGCCAGCACCGCAGCCTGACTTCTCGGACATTCAAGACAAGTACGACGAGCTTGATGGGGAAAGTGCCGTTGTCGAGGATGATGATCGCCACACCATCCTTGAAATGCATGTCACCATGAACATGCCGGAAGAGTTTGATGATCCGGATGGCATCGCCCGTCCGTATGTCATCACCATCGACAAGTCGTCTCAGGAGGTTCTGTCTATCCGGAGGAATTGGTATGAGGACGATCCTAAGAAAAAGAAGCGGATGCACTTCGTCCACTACAAATATCTCCCCGGTCTGGGCTTCTACGGCACAGGCCTCATCCACCTTATGGGTGGATTGGCTAAGTCTGCTACGTCAATTCTGCGTCAGCTTATTGATGCTGGCACTCTATCGAACCTGCCTGCTGGCCTTAAAGCTCGCGGTCTCCGCATTAAAGGCGACGACACCCCACTTATGCCGGGCGAGTTCAGGGATGTGGATGTTCCGGGCGGGGCTATTCGGGATTCGATTACGTTCATCCCTTACAAGGAACCTTCGTCTGTTCTCTACTCGCTACTCGGAAACCTTGTTGACGAGGGACGCCGTGTTGGCTCTGTTGCGGACATCCAAGTAGGCGACATCAATGCACAGGCACCTGTTGGAACAACGCTCGCACTAATGGAGCGTTCCATGAAGGTGATGTCTGGCGTTCAGGCTCGCCTGCATGCATCGATGAAGAACGAGCTTCGCATTCTAGCAAAGATCATCCACGACTACATGCCATCCGAGTACGCATACGAGATGGATGGTGACTTCGACCGCGTAAAAGACTTCGACAAGCGCGTTGACGTTATTCCTGTATCTGACCCGAATGCAGCGACGATGTCGCAACGGATCATGCAGTATCAGGCCGCTCTGCAACTCGCACAGCAGGCACCTCAACTCTACGACATGGGTAAGCTGCACCGCCAGATGCTGGAAGTTCTCGGCATTCAGGATGCAAGCTCTATCATCAAGCTGCCGGAAGATATCAAGCCAGCAGACCCTGTCACCGAGAACATGATGATGCTGAAGCAAGAACCCACAAAGGCGTTCAAGTATCAGGATCATGAAGCACACATCGCAGTACACATGGCCGCGATGCAAGACCCGAAAATGCGCGAGATTGTGGGGCAGTCTCCGTTTGCTGTGGCTATCGGTCAGTCTATGGCGGCTCATATCACCGAACACGTCGCCTTCCAGTATCGCCGTGAAATCGAGAAGATGCTTGGCGTCGAGATGCCGAATGAAGATCAGCCGCTGCCAGAAGATGTCGAGGTTGAGATTTCTCGCCTTGCCAAGGAGGCAGCAGAGAAGCTTCTCCAGAAGGATCAGGCAGAAGTAGCACAACAGCAGGCGCAGCAGCAGATGCAAGACCCTGTTGTTCAGATGCAGATGCAGGAACTCCAGATGAAGCAGATGGAGCTTCAGCATCGCATTGAGATGGACAAGGCGAAGCTGCAGCTTGATGTCATGGCAAAAGAAGCCAACGTGCAGCTTCAGGCGCAACGACTTAGCTCTGAGAACCAGCGGGCAGGTGCACAAATTGGTGCCCGTCTGGCGACGGAACTCGACAAATCCCAGCGCGAAGACAAGCGCGAGGGTGCTAAACTTGGTATCGAAATAGCGAAGGAGCTAACTAAGGGAGATGGATGATACGGTTATCGCTTTGCTGAAGCGAAGTATCAGCGAAATGAAGTCTGGTGTGGAGCAGTACTTGGCAGGTGGTGGTGCCGAGAACATTGAGCAATACAACAGGCTTGTTGGTCGCTATGAAAGCCTTACACTGATCGAAGGCGAAATAAGCGACATTGAGAAAAGATACATTGAAAGTTAGAACTTTTAGGGTATCTTGAGACCGGGAGAACCTCGCGGCCACACCGCGCAAGGTGACTGTGAACCTTAAATCACTGCAGGAAACAGATGTATACTGGTGAAAAGAAAACAGACGAGCGAGTAGCGTCCAGACTACCGCAGCCCCAAGGATACAAAGTCCTTATTGGCGTTCCAGAAATCAGCGAGAAAACAGAAGGTGGTGTCTTCATGCCTGATGGCTTGAAGACCGCTGAGGAAACGGCGTCCATTATTGGCTTCGTCATGAAGCTTGGCCCTGATGCCTACAACGATCAGAACAAGTTCCCGAATGGTGCCTACTGCAAAGAAGGTGACTTCGTGATCTTCCGTTCTTACTCGGGCACTCGGTTCAAGATTCATGGCAAAGAGTTCCGACTTATCAACGATGACACCGTGGAAGCGGTTGTCGATGATCCACGGGGGTATAGCCGCGCATGAGCTTTCCAAGAGAAAACGACGACTTCGACTTCGGAGACGAAACTGTGGATGAAGCAATTCAATCTGCAAAAGTTCAATCGAACAATATGGGTGACGACGACTTCGAAGTTGAGGTCGTTGATGATACGCCGGAGTCAGATCGTGGCAAGCCGCGCCGTGCAGACAATGCAGAAGCGCAGGTGCCAGACGATGATGAGATTCAGTCCTATAGCGAGGGTGTGCAGAAGCGCATCAAGCAGCTAAAGTTTGAATATCACGAAGAGCGCCGCCGCAAAGAAGAGGCAGCGCGTCTCCAAGATGAAGCGCTTCGCTACGCACAGCAGGTCAAGGCAGAAAACGAGCGGCTCCGCAGAACTCTCGAAGAGGGTGAGTCTGTACTTGTGACGCAGGCAAAGGGCCGTGTTACTGCAGAGCTTGATAAGGCAAAGGCTGCGTACAAGGCCGCGTATGAGATTGGTGACGCAGATGCACTTATCGAAGCTCAAGAGCGTCTTTCTGCTCTTCAGGTGGAGAAGGCTCGTTACGACAACTATCGCCCGCAGCAACGACAGCAGGCAGCGCCCCAGCCTCAGTATGCCCAGCCTCAACCTCAGCCACCGAAGCCGGATGCAAAGGCTCTTGAGTGGGCCAAGCGTAATACTTGGTTCGAGCGGGATGCTGAGATGACTGGCTATGCTTATGGGCTTCATGAGAAGCTCGTGCGAAGCGGAGTTGATCCGCGAAGCGATGAGTATTACAATCAGATTGATCGCGCGGTTCGCCGCGTGTTTCCGGATAAGTTTGACGATGGGATAATTGAGGAAGCAGCACCCCAACGTCAGGCTGGTAACGTGGTCGCCCCCGCCGCAAGAAGCGGAAAGAAACCACGCAAAGTGCAACTGACCTCAACGCAGGTCGCTCTCGCCAAGCGACTTGGTCTGTCTAATGAGCAATATGCGGCGCAATTGATGAAGGAAATGAACC